TTTTATAAGCTACACCTGCTAATGCTCCACCTGTGTATGCGGAATCTACATCATCTAGGTCATCTTCAATTACTAATGTGTCTGTGTCAGTAACACTCTTTACTCTGTACCAAGTTGAGTGTCCTACTGCTTTAAATCCTTTACCTACCATTCCTGCTGTGAAAGTCATTCCACCTATACCTTCAACTACTCCAGTTGTGGCGGTGATGGTAACTGTTCCTGTGTCATAAGTTGTTCCAACTCTGTTACCTGCTCCAATATCTCCGTATAGTCCGAATGCGAATGTATCCATGTTCTTTGCTCTTTCGTTGGCAACTTGTGAAACGATAGTAGCATGTGGATTCTTGATGTATGAAAGCCATCTTGCAAGTGTCTTCTCTTTCCAGTAGAAAGACTTGTATTGGTCAATTATAAGTTGTGAATTGTTTTCTGTTAGGTCATCTGCTGTAAGAGCAGTATTTGCATATGTTTGTTCTGAAAGTCTGTCGAAGTTTAATATATCTATTTTAGAACCTACTGAATTAATCTCGCCTTCATAATCACGATTTACAATAACATCAAGTAAATCTTTATCATAAAGTTCTACTAAAATCTTTTGGCTGAATGCCTCTGCTAATTTTGTTCCGTAATCTGCCATATAAGTAAAGTTGTAGATTTACTTTACCGTTCCCTGTGAAGGGGTTTGGAGTTATCTAGTTGTAACTATACAAAACCAAAGTGTTTTATGTCAACTTGACAGTTGTCAATAGTTTCAGATATAATTTAGTTTAACTATGTTAGATAAAAAACTTATCTTCTTATTAAGAAAAAAGGGTCATACACAAAAAGAAATTGGAGATATTGTTGGTGTTAGTAGGCAGAGAATACATCAAATTATTAAAAATTACACAACTACTAGTTATAAAAGTAAACATAAATTAAAAATACTAGAAAACAACTGTATAATTTGTCGTGATAAGGCTACAATTATTCATCATATTGACTATGATTCACACAATAACAACAAGAAAAATCTAATAGCAGTTTGTCACAAGTGTCATATGGAACTACATAGAGGTAGAAAAAGAGATACAATAAGACATTATGATATTCATATATGTCAATGGTGTAATAAAAAATTTGAAAGAGAGCATGGATATTCTGGTGGAAAAATGAAGTACTGTTCTTATAAGTGTAGAGCTGAAGGAACTACTTTAAAAAATATAGGGAAATGGAGTACAGAATATTCAGAATGTATTATATGTTCAACAACAAAAACTGCACATGGTGGAATGGGTATGTGTAAGAATTGTTATGCAAGAATGAGTTTCCATAGAAGAAAAGAAGAACTATAAATCTGATTCTATTTTGCCTGCTTTTAGGAGTTCTTTGTACTTGTCATAATTGGTGTCTCTTAACTTTATTGAATCTTCTAATGATATAGTTCCTTTGTTAAGTTTTGGTTTTTCACTACCTCCACCAGTTGTTGTTTCAAACTGTTTTCCTTTATTGGATACTTTAGCTTTTGCATCTTCGTGTAAGAATGCTGACACCAATATACCAAATGGTACGCTGTTATTCTCATCTCTTTGTGCAAATTCTTTAAATAATTCTGTTTTACCTTCTAGTTCTGGGTTGTCTGCTAGTGTTTTTGGGTCTTCTGCATATGTTTCTACTGATTCATTCCATTTAACTATCTTTGTAGCTTGATTGCTTGCTTCTTTAATCTTTGTTCTCCATTGAACACTTATCTCTGTTTCTTTAGCAAACTTTCTTTCTACTTCACTCATAACATCCCAATCAGGATATTTTACTTGTAATTCTTCATCTGTAGGCTCTGGGATTTCATCTGCTTCTATAATAGCTTGATTAAGTACTCTGTTTTTAGCATTAATCTTCTGTACTTCCCTTGCTGATGCTGATAATTTCTCTGTTTTCTCTTTAACTTCTACTTTTAAGGCTTCTTTAATCTCTTTGGATGGTTCTGCTTCTTCTGTTTCTTCAATATCTTCTATTTCCTCTTCAGTCTCTGGTTCAGGTTCTGGTTCAACCTCTGGTTCTGGAGCTGGTTTGATTATTTTAATGGGTTTTTCTATGTCTTCTACTAATTCTTCTACTTCTTTTGCCTCTTCATCCATGCCAGTTTCAACTTCTTCTGCAATATTTTTGATGCTCTCTTGGAGTTCTTCTTTTGAAGGTTTGATGTGTGATTTTTTCTTTGGCATATTTCCGTCTATTTCTAGGTTTGGTCTGCTATTTATAATGTTATAACCCTAAATAATGTCTTGTCAAGTCATTTAATCATCCCAGATATCATTTGTTCCATCTGGTCACTAGCTCTTTTAGGTGATAATAGTACTGTTTCAAGTAACATATAGTTTCTAAGGCGTGCTTTTAAGAATATATCTTGTTTTGTGTTTAAATCTGTCTTACAAAGTTCTTGTTCTACTGCTTCACGCATTGCTGTTATGTAGTCTTTTAGTTTTGGAAGGGTTAATTGGCTCTTTTGGACTGCTTCAACCATTGAATTAAGAGATTCTTTCTCTTGAATATTTAAATCCTCGTATTTTAGTCCTACTTTTGCTAATAGTTTATCAAACATGTGTTTTAATTATAACAATGTAATTTGTTGTATGTCAACTATCTAACTTGTGGCTGTGGCTGTTGTGGTGGCTGTGGTGGTTGCATTGGTTGACCTGGCATTGGATTAGCAGGTTGTCCTGGCATACCTGGTGTAGGATTCATTAATACTTTCTTTTGTTCAAATTCCATTACATCTGTTACTTCAGCAGGGGTTAGGTCTGCAAACTCTAGTAACTTTCTATTATATATCTCTCTTAACTTGATATTGTCTACCATGTTAAGCATTACTGCATTAAGTTTTTCTAGTGCTTTGCTGTCTTGTGAGTTCTTGTCATCTTGTGACCATACCTTTACGCTGTATCCTGACTTAGTCATCCAGTCTTTAGGTGCTATTTCTCTTTCAAAAAGATTATCTGTATTCTTACCTTTCTTATATATCTTAACTGCATCAAGTTTATCTGGGTTTGCTTCTATTAACTTAAGGAATAGTAATGCTCTTCTCTTCCATGCTAGGGTGTAGAACTTTGAAATACCTTGTGTTCTTGCTTTTGCTTCACCTTCTACAATCTGTGTAGTTCCAAGTGGTGTTCCTGCTGGTGGATTAATACCTTGTTGACCAGGTGTTGCACCTGTTGCTTTCTCTACCATCTCTACTATGTACTGCATTTCATCTAGGGATTCTGATAAATCTGGAATATCTACCTTTTGTAGTACATCAGATGGTTTACCTGGTACTGGATACCATCCCCAGGGTCTAGGTTCAAATGTAGATGGTACAAAGCCTTCTGCTTTTAATGATGCATCATAGTAATGCATACCAAAGTTACGAAGTGTTCTATTCTCTACTAACTGTGAGTAGAATGAATTGACTACCTTATTAGGGGTTCTTACAATATCTGCTTTACCATCAGTCCAGAAGTCTTGCTTGTCTACATCATCAGCCCATGTGCAATAACGATAATGGTTTCTCCAGAAGTTGTCAGGGCATCTCTTGTTAGGGTCAATTATAACCTCTTGAGGTTTCTTCATTAATATGTTTTGGTCTTCTGCTTCTACATATACCCAGATTTGTTCTGGTAGTTCTTCACCTTTCCACTTATCAGTTCTAAAGACATAATAATAAGTGAGTTCTACTAGGGTTTCACCTAGTGCTGGGTCATCAATATCACTTACTCCCAAGTCTGCTAACTTTCTATTCTTTTCTTGTAATGAGTTCTCATTATCTTGTGCTTTAACTATTCCTAACTTGGTTGAGAAGAAGTCTACTAGCTTTGCTACTTCTTTCTGGTCATACATTGGATTATCAACAAGAGAGCTTAATGGTTTAAAGATATGTGTTTGTATTAAAAATCTTGAACTATCAATGTCGTAAGGATTCATATATCTATCTACATACATGTCCATTGGGTCATCTATATTAAAGACTATCCTTCCGTCTATAATTTGCCAATCATCAAATGTTCTACCAAAATAGAAGTTCTGTTTCTTATCTACTACATCTTGTACTTCTGCATTGTTTAACTCTAGTGTCTTTTCCCAATACTCGTTTTGGAATACTTCTGCTTGTTTGTCATTGTCGTGGTTCTCAAACTCTATAACTGGCATGTCATCAATATCCTTTAACAAAGTTGTTAAGGTTATCTTCATAATAGGAAGGTTTACTGATTGTCTTTGTGTGAAGCGGTTGATAGTTACCTTATCTCTGCTTAACTCGTAATTCTCTCTCCAGGCTTCATGTCTTGGTTCACGATAGTTAAATCCTGATTGCTTCATATTAAGAAGCATCTGTAGTTCTAGGTTATCTGTTATTTCCATAAGTTAAGATTATATTACAGTATTACTTGATGGCAAGTGTTTATCACTTGAGGCAAGTAGTTACCCTATACCCTCCATGTAAGGCATTACTCCACCAACATCACCACTATAGTCTATTGGTTGTGGTTTAGTATAACTAACAGAGAAGTAACGAAGTGATGCACATAAGTCAGAGTGTCCGCTTGGGTCTAGTGATTCATCTAATACTGGCATTGTTGAACCATCTGCATTTGTTTTCCACATCAAGTGTTCTATTTCACTCACAAGTTGCATGTTTTCTGGTGTATTTAAGACAAACAGAGATGGTGCATCATGTATTATAGTGCCATTAGGAAGCCTTACATCATGCCCTATTTGGGGTTTTAGTCTTTGGTTGATGACTTCTACACCATACTCAACCCAACCTCTTGCACCTTGTCCTACTACCTTATTAGCTGGTTTAATCTTTACACCTGCTTGGTCAAACTCTTTCTCCCATTGGTCTCCTGATGGGTCTCCCCATATAGGAATGAATCCAAGTCCATAGTCTTGTGAAAGTATTGCATTGGCATGGTCTCTAATAACTAGGTCATTTGCTTTGTAACATCTATCAACAAACCAATTATCTTCATTGTCTATTGCTATTCTTACTGATGCGGTTGGGTCATTGCTACCATAATCAAAGCCTCTACCTCTGTTCCAGGTAGTAGGTACATCAAATGCTGGTATTAGGTTATGGTCTCTACCCCACATCTTGTGTGCTAGTCCTGTTGCTCTTGTGAAGTCTGCTTCATACTCTTGTGCGAAATAGTCTGGTGTATTATCTTTCCTTGCTCTTTCTATTCTTTCTTCTGGTAAGAAGGGGTTATCACTTGATTTAAACCTCCAACTCTTCCAGGTGGGGTCATTGCCTTGACCTTTATCATACATGTCTTTGAAGTGGTTGAATCCAGTAGGAGTACTTATAAATAGGGCTTTACCTCTTCTAAATGCTAATGTTGGTTCTAATATTGCTTGCCATGAGTACTTCCAGTTACGCATTTGTGCTACCTCATCAATAACAAGGAAATCAAACTGTTGTCCTCTAGCTGTCTCTACATTCTCAAATCCTCTTAAAGATATCTTTGATACACCTTTATCAATTGTTTGAATGAATAGTTCTAACCTACTTTCATTTGGTGGTTTACTCCATACACTTCTTGATGCATCTTTTAATATACGCCATGCGATATTCCTTGCTTGGTCAAATGTAGTAGCAAAGTACGCAACCTCCATACCACTCTTAGAATAGGCCAATGCTATCATCTCATAGCAGGCTAGAGTTGTCTTACCCCATTGCCTACCACAATTGACTACTCTGTAATCATGTGTATCACTTGCTACTTCCGCTTGTGTTGGATGAAATTTCATACTTCTTAATTAACTCTTCTGGCATTACTAATATATTTGCTTTCTCTATGTTAACACCACTATCAGTATTTAACTTTCCTTTAATCTTATAAGCTAATTCCAATGCTTTTACTCTAACTGGTTGGTCTGGTACTTCAATGAAATCATCTGTACCACTATCAGCATCTTTACCTATTACTCTAGCACTAACAACTTTGTTTGCTTGTAATGCTTCATTGTGTACTTTGAATAACTTTTCATTTGGTAATGCATCTTCTACTAGTTCTTTCCATGCTTTTGAATGTGTTAAATTACTTGGATTCTTTGCACTTGCAAGAGTATATCCTGCGTCTTTCATTGCTTTACTTATGTTTCCATGATTTTCAATGACATTCTCAATTGCTTTCTTTTGCTTTAATGTACTCATTTATCATTTTTTGTTTCTGCTATCTTACCTTTTAGTTTTTGTCTCCTGGTTTCATCTTCTGTTAACACTGCTTTAACAATTATTGTGTCATGTCTTCCATATACCTTTTCTATTATAATTGTTTCTGGTTTAAATCCAAATTGTCTTTCTAGGTTAATTGGCATCATTATTCTATTAGCTGGTCTATCCTTTAATTTAAATGGAGGAGTAGGAATTACTAATAATTCTGTTTTTTCTTTTTCTAATTCTTTTCTAGTTGATATCATATTAATATTTCTTTTACTGCTTCCCAAAGGGCATCACAAAATTTACCAAAGTCAAAACTCCCAAAGTTCCAATGTTCAGGAAAACAACTAGAGTAGTTCAATAGTTTGTCTTTCTCATCCAAAAACTCTATCATTTGGCCTATGGAGAGGAGAGGAACAGTACCTTGTTTTGATAAATACTCTTTCTCTTCACACCATTCAAAGAGTTTTCTATACGGCTCACCGCCACCTAATAAATCTAAATCATATGTTGTTATATGTTGTTTCATACTCTTCTTAATTGCACATATTTAGTTTTGCTTGAGTTAATTCCTGTTTCACCTCTACCATTTGTTATTGCTCTTCTAATGTAACCTAATTTTAGCAATCCATTTAAGG